ACCATAAATTTTAGTATACGCCCCTGCCGAACCACTTGGCGGGGCTTGCATAATACAGGCATATGGATATTCGCCCACCAAACTGCATTGCGCCCCTGTAGTGTTTGGCATGCCCCAACCAATCATATATTTGGCTTGAGAAGTTCCGTCAGTGTCCAAATGTTTAATTATAAGAGTATCGCTTCCCTGCATCAGTTGTGTGGTTCCTACGGCTCCTAATGCCCACACAGGGTGATTAAAAGCGCAAGCCTGCGCTGATCCAGTTCCGGGGTATGCCGCATTGGTTTGGCCGGTACACTGTGTTGCGGTACCTCCATCTTTACGGACATACCAAGTTGTAGCCCATACAGGAGTCGAAAATAAAAGCATTAAAATAACGAGTAGGTTTACCATATTTTTGATACCACCGTATAGTTTGTAGTAAAACTTACTTCTGACCCATAGCTATATCCCCCGCTATTTTGAGCATAAGCTCGGACATAATAAGTCGTACCATTGGTTAATCCAGTTATTGCCTGAGTAAAAGCACCTGTGCTAAAGCTTCCATTGGTATTAGCGACACTGGCATATCCTGACGAACCCGGAGCAACATTTCCAGGTAAAGTATGAGTAGCGGTATCATATACAACGCCTTCATAGGTGGCATTGGAACCACTCGTAGCGGTTATATTGCCGTTGCCTGTGGCTGTAGTGGTACCTATGCTTGTTACCGATTGCGTGGTTACGGTAGGCACAGAATTTGCTGTATAAGTAACACTTAATAACGGATTATTAGATTGTGTCCCATTCCATAATCCATCAACTAAAACATACTGCCCAGAACTTGAATTCAAAAAAAGACCACCATTACTTGCAGGAGTAGTTACCCAAGACTGGACAGCGCTTGTAATGGTAAATGTTTTTGACTCAAATGATGGGCAAGCTGTCACAGTTTTCGTATCTAATGCCGATGTCCCATTAACATCAGCAAAACTTACATTGCCGCCCGCAGTAGACCATTTGGTTGAATTAGTGTGATTCTTATAATGCCAAGTGGCATAATTACTAAATGTATCTGTGCTTGTTGAAGCAACTGTAAATAATCCGCTGTTATCCGGATTAGATATGGGATATACGCTTAAAGTAACACCGCTATTACAGTTTTGCTCTTGAACATAAAGAGTCAACGTTGCGGATGAAACTGTCGCATTAGTCGGGATAGAACTAACATCAAATCCAATTATGCCAGTATTGTTATTTATGGCGTTAGCATGAATTGTCCCATAAGTTAATTCTTCATTGGTTGAGCTTGGGAGTATGGTGGCATCTACTTCACCAGTATAACTGCTAGCTCCATTTTGAAAAGTAACTGTGGTTGCCCACGCACACGTAGTTAAGAACAAGGCTAGTAATAATAAAAGTATCGTTTTCATAAGTTTTTCACCTGTTATGTTGCGTTTACACTGTTATCGATTAATAAGCTGTTGTATGTTGTAAGGTCTACGCCTTGATTCTTAACTGTGCTGACGAATATATCCACTTCATCTTGACTTAACTCTCCACCTTGAAACATTGAAGCAACTACGTTTGCGATTGCTTGGAAGTTTTTGAAGTCAATAAATCTATCTAAAGCACCCACAAAAGTTAGAAGTGTTGGGTTATTAACCAGCTTCGTTTGCCCCAGTTGGCCGTCAAATAAATCCTTGTTAAATTTATTTTCTGGTTTATTGTTAATAGCATCTTGCACAGATTGGGCTTTCGCTTCTGCGTCAAGCGTAGACTGTGATGGGACAACATAAGAAAAGTTCGAATTATTCTTTGATTGACACGTAATGTCCCCATTGGCATTTACGCTTAGTTGAATATCGCCGGAGACGCATTGAGGTTGAGCATATAGTAATCCAACGTTACAACTAAAGAATATCCCAAAAACTATAAGTATTTTTTTCATATCTCTCCTAACTTAATTGATACAAACCTGCCGTTCCAGAAAATGTACCGCTTGTTGTGAATATTTGCACCGATGACAAAGTGGCCGAATGATTCCATAAAGTAGTTACTACATCAGCATTTCCATTTGTACTTTCTTGACCGCAGGTAGAATTTACAGTAGTCTGCGTATTGTCACCTGGGACAGTCCAGAAATATATTTGGCACGTTTCATAAGCACCGTTGCCCATAGAATGGGCTAAAAGGGGGAAGTAAGCGTATGAACCATGATAGCCCGCTAGGCTCCCATTACTGACATCTATTGTATCTGCATAATAGCGAGAGTTTGTGTCGCTATTGAAAGTGCCCGATAGCGTCCCTCCAGCTCCGTTTTGGACAATATTTAAGAACAGAAAGTAATTTTTCCCAGGATTCAATCCTGTAATAGAGAATGAACTGACATTTGTAAATGTTATCGGACAAGCGCCAACACAGGACATCCCACCAACAGTATTACTCGCCACGCTCGTTAAAGCCGTTGATCCTGAAAATGTTGCTACCTGCCCTGTCGTCCCGCTTCCGGTTATGCCACCGCCAGCAGGTGTCTGCCACCCCTGTGCAGATGCTCCTGCGTTCATGCCCCATACTTGATTAGCTGTGCCGTTGGTAGATATATTTGTAGCAGTAGAAGCATTCCCCGTCAACGCCCCAACGAATGTCGTCGCATTTACAACGCCAGTAGTGCCGCCTATTGTAAGGTCACCTGCGGAATTTTCTGTAAATGAAGCGTAGTGAGTTGCGTCATATGATAAACGAAGATTTTCCGTCGCTGAAAGCACGTTTAGCTTGCCTGTTGGCGAGGTAGTCCCGATGCCGACTTTCCCCCCAAACGTCCCATTGCCACCGAATACGTTATTACCCTTGAGTGAGGGGATGTCTGTCCAGTTGGTGCCGATATTGTTTGTTATCAAATCTGACCAATTTATGTTTCTTCCTAAGTTTGTGTGTAGGTATAAATCAGACCAATTAATCCCTGCATTTGGTACTTGAAAATCACTCCAATTTATTCCACCATGTAGGTCTGCTACTCCCTGCACTAATAAGCCATTCGCAGGTGGAGTGGTATTCACGTACCCTGCACCAATTGAAACGCCACCGCCTAACTGTGCTGCAGTACCTGTTGAGTTGCTCCCCGTGATCGTAGTCTTTGTTCCGTCATCCGTTATAATCCCTGAACCCACCGTATTCGTTCCTGTGTATACGGCTTCTTGACCTATTGTTCCGTTGGCCACTGTTCCTGAACCGCCACCTCCCGTAACCGTCAATGTGGCATTAGGTGAAGTCCCACCCACCGTTGCCCCTGTTACTGTAAGTTGTTTAGCTCCGGTCACCGTATGAGTTCCATCTGTAAACGTAGTTCCGTCATTCGCCCAGCCAAAGTGTCCGGAGTTATCCGATGCCACCATTGTCTGTCCTGTAGCTGGAGCTGTCGGAGGAACCGATATCTGGTAGCTGGCACTCAATAAATCGTCTGTTGTCCAATTGACATAATAAGAACGGGCAGAATTAAACATTTGCATTGTTGCTTTTATGGCTTGGCCTATACCGCCTATAATCGTTCCGACATAGCTTGACTTTGTAACCATTGACTTATTCGGCCAATTAAGCGTTTGGATTGAATTATCCATTGCGTTTAATGCGGCTACCACCGCCCCTGATGTTGGGGATATAATTAGCGTTCCATCTGAATTAGAAACTGAACTTACTGCTCCTACACCGGAACCCGTTGACGCAGCTGTAACTCGTCCTTTTCCGTCAACTGTAATATTTGCATTCGTATATGAACCTGGGCTTGAGTTAACAGTCGGTAAAGTTAATGTGATTGCTGTAGTTCCTGATCCTGATGCATCGCCAGAAATTGTAATGGTCTGATTGCCCGTAATATATCCTGGTCCATTCGTAAACTGATTTAGGTTAGTAGGAAATGTTGCTAAAGTTAAATCGCCTCTAAGATACTGTGCTGTAGTTCCAGTTGTTATTGCCCCCTGCTTACCGTTAAACGTTAGCCAGTCTGCTGCACTTATGTACCCTGGCTGTGTGCCGGATCCTTGTTGGATGCTCATATTAGGAGTTGTTCCACCGGATGAAATCAAAGGCGACGATGCCGTGACGGCCGTTACGCTCCCGGTTGATGCCTGGGTACAGTTCTGGACATTACCTGCCGTGTCTATGCCCCTGGGAAAATAACCGGCGTTACATTGTGTAGGGGTTGTTGCTAGGGCTGTTGCGGTACCGGCGTTACCTGAAATGGTTGTGACAACAACATTGCTGCTTAATGCCTGGCCATTGACGGTTGTGGTTTTAGGGACATATGTCGAAGCTACGGCAGAAGCTGTTGCGTATCCAGAGTCATTATTAAAGGTCGAGACGTTTGTTGGAAACGTTGCAAGGGTCAGATCGCCCCTCAAATATTGAGCGGTTGTTCCGGTCGTTATTGTGTTTTGTTTGTTGCCTATGCATCTGTCAACGTCATTTAAAGAGTGTTGGACGTCCGTGTCCTGGGATCCCAAACAATGAGAGAAGGAGCCTGTGGTTGTTGTAATAAGATCAGCTGGCGTCTTTGTTATGGCCCAGGCGTTGGTTCCGGTCAAAAACAATATAGACAAAAAAAGCCCTAGTTTTCTTTTCATGAGGGTAACTCCTGATATGTTCCGTATACTCTATACCCAACAGGTATGCCTTCGTTTAATGTTATGGTGTTTCCTTCTAAAGAAAAATCTGCATTGAGTCCGTCCTGCCCCAGTCCTGAAACAAAGAGGCATATAATCATCAAAGCATACGATGGTAAAACGAAAACCGTCTGACCTTCCGTTGCCGTAAAGCTAAAAGGCTTTAAGGATACGGGGCTTGAAAGTTGTTCTGCATTAATGGTGATCATAACGATCTCCTGTTTCAGTACAATGGCCGGAGCTGTCTTTAACACAAATGTTGGCTCGTTGCTCTGTATAGTTATCCTGTTTATCATATAATTCTCGTTGCACTGTCAATGACCTTGAATGTTCCCTGAACGATGCAGAAGGCGTAGCCCCCGTAAGGTAACAGGAACAAGTCCCACTCGCCTTCGTATCCTTCGTCCAGTGACAGGGTTGTTCCTGGTGCAAAGTCTAAAATAATAAGCCCCGCTGTTGGTGATATGCTGATCAGACCGTTTGCGGTAGATAACACGATATCTGGGGATCCGGTCGCTCCATATTTTTGGCGCACGGTCAAAATGGCCGCATACCCGGTTAAATCGACCGGAATCCCGTTCTTTGTGTATGTGATCGGTATGGCCAGGTTCGATCCCCGCTTTATGTCTATCGGTAATTTTTCAATTTTAAAAGGATTAGATGTGTCCATAATTACCTCAGTATTTAATGAGCTTTAAAACAACGCCATAGGGTTGCATGTTGTTGTGGGCACCGTCTCCTCCAGTAGATGATGAAGCGGTTGAAACATATCCTCTACCGTTCGGGTCATTTTCTGGAACTCCAGACGTTGTATCTCCTTGTTGACCCTTATCGTATAGATGCGTATGAGCTGGCATTTCTGTTATCGTTAATTGATGCGTTTTCTCACCGCCAGTTTTACCAACGGCGTTAAAATCTGTATCACTGGCGTTGTATCCGACCGTTGTCTTTCCCATTAGGTTTGGTAAGTTGAATGTGGTAGAACCGTCGCCTACTCCCCATCCTGTTCCAATGGCCGCATAAAGACCTGCATACGTGGTTCTGCTTACAGCGGAACCATCGCATAAAAGATAGCCTCCCGGAATATTCGCCACTGGTCCTGCAAAGTCTATAGTGGCTCCTGCTGGGCTTGATGAGACGGACACCCAGGACGACGGAGAGCTGGATGGAGTGTTTCCGGTATTGCTGTCAACGAGCGACTGGTAAAGGGTGCCGTTATATTTGCAGTAGCTGTTGGTGTAGTATACCGTTATGGCGTCGTATTCCGCGACCCCCTCCTGCATCAAATAGCTTAGTTGATAGTAGGCCAAAAGGAACAGGCTGTTTAAGTCCTCGATGGCGATTTTGTAGGTACCGGATTTCACAATCGACTCCAGACCGGACAAGAATGCCGGAAGCGCCTGTATAGTCGCAGGATCCTTGGTGTTAGTCTTGGTGGTATTGATCGACCCGACCTGTCCGAACTTTGAGGCCGAACCGGTTGACCCGAAAAGAAGTTGAGTGACCCTTGTTATTTTACTCATATTTTTATCTCCTATTTTATAAACTCTGATACCAAAATTGACCTGAAGCTATCTTTGTTCCAGAGCTAGTCCATGCCCCTGCATTCATATCTTTATATAGAATAACTGTGTAAGAATTATTTGTTAATGCCATAGAAGGAACATTGCTCCCACCATTATCAGATGACATCTGACCTGGAATATTCCAAGTTCCCATTGATGGATAAGCTAAAGTAAAACTTGAAGTTGCTGAATTACTAGGCCCAGCCAAATAATAATTAACATAAACTCTTTTACCTAACCTACCTACTGTAATGATTTTTGTGGTAAAACTACTCCACCCCACAATCGTCGAGCTTGCGGAGTAATCTGACCATGCGTTTGTGTAGATGTCGCCTGATGATGTAGAATTAAGCACAAGAGGGTTTGCATCTATATGTGCTTCTACTAAAGTATTTCCAGAATCGTTCACGCCCACTAAACTTACAACACCATTAGTCCAAACTACAAAATGTTGGTTCGTTGCTACCTTAACATCTAAGACATTTATAGGCGAACTCGTCCCGATGCCGACGTTACTACCGCTGATCGAGATCGGGCTGTCTTGGAGTGTCGGGGTTGTCCCGCCGATCTTTGTTACCGGAATTTTGTTTGCCGTTAGCGTGGCGAAACTTGTCCCCGTGAAAGCCACTGTTAAAGCGAATGCCAAAAATATTTTTTTCATCGTTTTACCCCCTTATTATATTTCCATCGTCGTCAGTTATTGTGTTGCCTGAATCGTCAACCACCGCGTTGATGTATTGAATTGTATGGAAGACTCCCATTGGCTTCGGTATTATCCCAAGGAAATCGGCAATCGTAAAGACCGTCTGCAATCCTTTGTCAACAAGATATGTTACTGTCATGTCAGCGTTATCAATAAAAAAGACCGGGAATTCTGGCATAGACTGCATGGCATCGACAAGCGCTTTCGTCGTTCGCGGGCAGTTGTTGTAAATTATTTTGAGCTTTATAATCGTTCTCATCTCAAACTCCGTCATGGAGTAAATGGCATCGGTCCTGTATGTGAGCATGATTTCGGGGCCGGGTGTTGCATCCCCGTACTGTTGCATATTAACACCCGATATACCGCCTGCATAGTCCGTTCCCTCAAAAAATACATGGGCTAAATCAAGCCCGTAAATGTTACGGCTTACTCCGACGATGCGTCCTAAAATGTCCAGCTGGGCACCGACGGCGGTGTCCAGGTCAAAGCAGACGGCTTCTTCCTGGATGACTCCGTCGAGCCACGCCTCTTGCACGATCGACTGAATCATCTGGGTCCATCTGGTTTTTCCCCGGTATTGAAGAATCAGTTGATCTGGGTAATACGCTTCCAAGTCTGCTAAAGAAGAAATAGGCATCAAACCACCGTCACTGTTATGTTGCTGGCCGATAATGAAAAATAATTTTTCTTTAAGGTTGGCGCCACCTGTGCGGCCGGTGATCCTCCATAAATATTTACCGTTGCTGTATGTACCACCGCGTCCGGGTTAATCGTAAAAAGGGCCGCTATGATCGATGACACATCTGCGGTGTTATTTATTTTATAATTCATAGCGGCCGCCAATCCGTTTTGAATCGCTGTCGAGTCTATCGAACCGCCTGACTTTGATGTCACGGTCAAATTAACATAGAGGTTCTGGGACACGGCGTTGTCGTAGTTCACTACAAATGTGGATCCGTCTTCCTGAGAAACATTGACAGAAATCGCCCCGGCCATGGGTATGCCTGCTGGCCTGTATAAATAAATAAGTTGAGATACCTCTGCTCCTGTTCCACCCTCAACGATGACCCATATGCCGTGTCCAGGTATGCCGTCACCGTTTGTGCCGGATCCGGTGTTCTCTAATACAAGGGCATCGACCACGTCGTTTAATTGGAGGAGAGCCCCCCTTAATCCGTCCATGGCGTTCTGAGCTGGCAGTGCTACCGATGCCTGTCTGCGTAATCTGTAGGCACCGTCTGTCTCCTGATCTGTTCCTTGCTGGGTCGGAACTGTCGGGTTATTTACCGATGCCACACCTAAGACAGGGGTTAGAACGGTTGTCAGGGTGTTTAATGCAATCTGGACATCTCCAATATTAACCGATCTGAAAAGCAGGGTATTTGTTCCTGATATCAGGGATGTTGACGCTACTAATTGAAATTGATTTTGGCCGTCCGTTATCGTAAATGGGTTGGTCCCATCCTGGCCGACTAAGTTTAAAGCCTGCGTTGTGACCACAGAAATGTTTACTTGAGTGTATGTGCCTCCTTTGCGCGTGATGCCACAAAGCTGGGAAACTCCATCCAAAGCCACGCCCACGGCCTGGTCCGGATCCTTTGAGTCGTAATCCTCCACCAGTAAATTTACAGAATCCATAATAATCAAAGCAATGTTATAGATCAGTTGCCCGTCTGGGCTGTTAGTGTCCAGGTTGACATCGCTACCGAATATCGCTTTCCATGAGTCCTGGAGGCTCGAAATAATATCATTCAATGCTTTTGTTTGGATCCCTGTTGAATCTATTTGATTTATTGACATTTCTGAACCTCCGAAACACGAACAATTAAAAATGACTTCCAGTATAGCCTATCATAGTTAGTCTTTGTATGACAAACCTTGCATAATGAAATTAGGTTAGATTCGGCACAATCTTTCTTATTGTAGTTGATGTGGTGAACATCAAGTCTTGTTAATGTCTCTAATTCAGGTATGCCGCATATTTGACATTTAAAGTTATCCCTAACTCGTATACGTTCTTTAATTTGTCTATTAAAAACAGAAGGATAGTTTTTTATACTATATCCACCATTCCATCCTGGGTGATTCTCACCCACATTTTTTCCTCTTCTGTTCTTGCTAATGTTTTCTTTGTGTGACTTTGAAAATATAATCCCTTTATGCGCAGAGCTCATTTTTCTTTTAGTTTCCTCTGATGGTATATGCCCGATATGCGATTGAGAAAGATTAAGTCTTTGCTCCATCGTTAGAGGTTTTCTTGGTCTTCTGATAATTCCTCTAAGTTTTTTTGACATTTTTTCTCTATAAAATGGGTCAGACCACAATATCTTTAGTTTGGTTCGTATACGATCTTTTATAGCTTTTGACCTGTCGTAGACACCACAGCTCATACTAAACCCTCCACAGCGAGGGGAACGTTGACCGAGTTGACGGTGTTCATATTTCCCGAGATTGTCATTGACCTGGTTATGCTATCAAAATTTACGTCAAGGTTGTTTAATTGCGTTACTCCAAAGGATGCAAGAATAACCGATCGGACTGTCAGCTCTATTTCGTTTCTGGTATTCCTGCTTCCCAATAAACGGAACCAATCAATCCCAAAGGTCATGTCAAACCAGCAGTCGTTAAGAAATGACATTAGCCGTGTCTGGATGTTCTCCGCGATCGCGTTGTCTCCCTCGTTGTAGCTTGAGAGCCCTTTGCCTAATATAATATCAGAGTTGCTGTCTATCTTTCGAATCTTCATATTTTTATAATCCAATTAATCCCTAAAGAGGGTTGAACGTTGTTGTGAGACGACTGAGCGTCCGTGGGTCCCGTAATTGCGGTTTGTCCAGGAAGCGTTCCAGTATTGTTTATCCACTCGTAACTCCCTCCTGAACCTAAAACTTTATTCCCACCTATTGGATGCTGGTGAGCTTGTATACCACTTTCCGGGCCAGTCAGAAGGTGATTAACTTCACCAAATTCTTGACCTAAGGTCAAAGCTAAGGTTCCACCTATTCCGACAGCTACCTGGCCTCTCATGTCGGGTACATTAAAAGTAGTTGATCCGTTCCCTGCACCATAGGTAGTTCCAATAACAGCGTAAAGAAGATCATACGTGGTTCTACTGACAGCGGATCCGTCGCACCATAACCACCCCGACGGCAGGACCGTTCCAAAGTAAGGTTGACCAAATCCTGATTGAGCTAGGCGCTCTCCTGTCTTGTCCACAAGGCTGGCAATTATCGAATTAAAACTGGCCAGGGCGTTCTGGGTGGATCTAATGCCCACTAAGGCCACGGCGTCTGTCAAATGGTGCATGCGGTCGCTTTGTGGGAATGTCACGACTCCTGTTCTGAACCAGGTGTCAATTTCCCGATCGCAGAAGAGAATCAAACAGGTGTCCCCTTTTGCTATTGGCAGGGTCAGCGCAGCTACGCCACCGGATAAAACAAAGACCGGGCATTTGACCAGAATGGGGTATTCCATAATTTCGTCTTCCGTGTCTATCCCGTTCTCTGCTGTACGCGCTTCTTTTATGATCCTTTTATAATTTACCGATATGGTTGCTGTCTGGCTGGCCGGGTCGAACGATTGGATGGTGCCCAAACTAACACAGTTCATCGATGACAGGGCGATGTCTATGCGATGGTCTAAAAGGTCAATTAATGATGGTAAGAATTTATCCCTGCTCATATTACTGTAAACGGATTTGTCTTATCCGCGCTCCCTGGTGACAATGTTACCCTTGTCTTGCATTTACCTGAAACCGCACCTGATATGATCCCGGCATGTTCCAGCCCTATAATTTTATATGTTTTGTCCGGGTTTTTGGCCGCCTGGTCTTTTGATTGAAACCCGGTTGAATTGCTCTTTAAAACAATGCTTTGCCCTACGATTAATCCGGGCTCGAATATCATTTCGGCGATCACCCACATTCCGTCCGTGCGCGGGGATCCCAATAAACCGGTGTTATTGCTTATTTCGGGTACGCTGCCAGTGACCACTTCGTTCTCTCCCATACAAAATATTTTACCGTTGTCTATGTAGCATTGGTTCTCGGTTTCGGTCTTCAAGGCTTCCCATGTGTTCCCCGCGTATTGATATTTGGTCCTGGGTGTTTTGTCAAATAAGCCTATAGCCCCGATCGGTAAAATAACAGTTTTGCTGTTGAATGCATACTTCATGTCTCCGCAAAGTGTGCGAATTACGCTATCCTTTGAAGCCTTAGCGTCTACCAACGATACATTGGACTTGGCATTTGTCATGACGAAACCGTAGTCAAAGGCACTGATGCTCGTGATAAAATCTAAGGATCCTTCCGGTCGGGCTGAATTGGCTGCAAATATATTCCCATTAAATACTGTGGATAAATTGTTCTTATACCCTGCCTCTAGTCGTAAGGTCATCATTACGGCCGTTTCCCAGGGGTTCTTGAAAATGCGCTGTCTGTGATCAACTGAAAGGTTCAAGATCCGAAAGTCTGCGGTTGCCGCCATTGACTGATTTGCCCGACGTATGGTAAAGTCGAGCGTCAGGGGGTATTGAAGGACAATCTCTTCGTCCCCGTCCCTTTGAATAACCAGCCTATAATTCCTGTCGAACTTTTCCATCTTATCCCCGGTAAGCAGGTATCACGGTGTCTTCGACATATCCTACACCGTCTGAATCTAATATAAGTAATTTGGCCCGGCCATTAAGAAAATCTGTTTTATAAATTGGCTCTAGCGTGTCAGACACCTTGCAGGCTATCCCGAAGGGGACAATGTTCCTGAAGGCGCGAAGCAAATTAGGGCTCGATACTACACGGCGCATATTGATTGTCAAAAGGGACCCATAAATCAAAGACAAAAACCATCCCTTGTTTGCCTGGATATACTGCATGGTTAAAATCAAAAGGCTCCCATCGTTTAGCGTGATGGTCATTGTTTGTTTCGGGTCATCCGTTATGGACGTGATCTGTTTCATTAAAAAGCCTCTGCCAGCAGGGTGTTATCCAGGAGAGCTTCGCTTGCTGGTCCTTTTTGGGTTGTGTCTGACAGCATATCTATTGATCTGCCAGACGCCGTCTGCTGTGGGGTTACCGCAGCGGACACTGTTCTTATTTCTTTAAAGGTTACTGAAAAATCGCTGATCGTGTTTGACTCTTCGCGCTCGATGGCCCCCAGGCGCACCACAATCATATTGGTATAAACCTTGAACGGGGTTTCTACGGTGCAAAGGATATTATTCTTCCGGATGTTCTCGAAAAACTGGAATGCCATTTGAGTCGGCGTTTGCGTTGTGCTTCTTAATTTGAATATCTGCGCGATGTTGCTGGCTTGGCTTAATACGTTGTTAACCTGGGATGTTACCGATTCTATCTTGGAGTATGCCTGTGCCGCCTGTTGAGAGAATCCAGGGGCAAGGCCCCCGATATCCCCTAGGCTTTGAATGTTGCCTAAAACACCAGCTAAAAAGTTTTGAGTTGTGTCCTTGACCTGCCCCATGTATCCTTTGAGCGTGATCATGGCTGGGCGCATGGCGATGTGATCCTGGACCGCTGTATTGTCTTCCAGGAAGTGGTCAGTCGCTTCTGATTCTAAGGTTACCTCATCGTTGCCCCTTACGTCAAAAAGAAACCCGCCGGTGCCCACCATGCCTGCTGGCTTGACTACGGAGCTGTTGGCCACGCTTGATATGAAGTTTTCGACTGAGCTTAGATCGTATGACATAGCTTGTCCTTACCTGCTTATTGGCTGTAAAACAAACCGCCCCTGCGCTAATGCTTCATGAAGCGCCTCTTTGGACGCCATCTTCATGGCCGTGATGTCATCGCCATTTATGTATTGGTGCGAATTGACCGTGACCGCAGAGGGTCCTGCATATCTCTGGCTTTCCGGTAAACCCGTATGTACGCCGGCCGGGAGCCCTATAATATCCGATGCGCTACTTGAGGATAACTTGTGCATGACGTCCCCGCCCAATTGCTTTATTTTATCCCAGTTCGACAGGATGTATGCCAAACTAGCCACCGTTGCCACAATCGTGCCCCATATTGGTCCTCCAAAGGCTAACGCCAGCGCTGCCCCTATGGCTACAAAGACGCCCTGGAGTGCCCTGGATGTGGCCAAGGCTTTTGTCATCTCGGCTGCAAATGGCAGGACGTAATCAAGAATTTTAGCTATTCCCGCGCCCATGTGCATTAGAATCGTTCCAAATGCCAGCCCTATATCCTTTATGTTTTTCCAGGCTTCCATTAGCTCATTGACCTCGGCTTTGTTATTTACTGCCTGGTTGTTTCTTTGGTCATAGAGCTTTTGCTCGGACTTATAAAGGTTCAGCATTGATTCGTCTTGATGAAGGAGTTGGGTTACATACCTCTGGGCCTCTGGGGTCAGACTCTTCATTCCTTCCCTGATCTTGTCGATCTGGGTGAAAAGGTCATCGTTTATGTTAATGGCCACGTGCCCGTATTGGTTCAAAATGTTATATGCTTCCATGAGGCCAGAGTCCATGTGCCCCATCTTTGTGTTCATGATCGACATCTGAAGACCTTTTAAAGCGCCATCAAGGGCTCCGGTCTTAACTCCTGCCTCTTCCGCTATCTTGTTCCAGCTCTGCAGGCGTTGCGCTGACATGCCGGTGACGTTCTCAAAAGTTTTCATACTCAGAGCGGTCTGCATTGAGCTTTCCAGGATGTTCTTGGTGACGTCATAAAGCCCCCCAAGCCCGGAAGCGGCCATGATTGACGACATGTTTAAATCGCCGATCATCTTTATAAACTGGTCGAGTTTGACCGTGTTGCTTTCAAAACCCAACGAATATATCAGTTCTCCGATTTTCATGCCCTGTCCTTGTTTATCTCGATGAAGACCTGCTCGTATTCATCGTGGAACCTTTCATATTCAAGTGCTGCTATTACATGATCGCAGGGTGAATCTAGGACCTCCTGCGGTGTGCACATCCAAACTTTGGCCAGCCTCAAGGCCCCCATAAAGGACTGATCAAGCGTTACGCTTGTTTTTGGGTTGGCGTATTTTTTGAAATACCCGACCACATGGAACCGAGGCTTTTGAAAAAAGGGGACAGGTTATACACCAACACCTCCTTGGCTATAGGGAGATAATCCTCCCTATTTTCAGGAGGGTCGAACACATCCCTCTTTGTGATGCGATTGCCCTTATAAATGACGGTCTTATAGCAGTCCCAAAGAACG